ACAGCGGCTGAAATGACAAACACAGCATACGCTACACGCTATCGTGGTTATCCCGATGAGTGGAGTCGTATCTGGGCTACTAAGCTCAGGGAGCATAAGATTGACATTGAAAGAGCTATGCTCTTCGGTCAAAAAGCTCGTGTTGGTGGTATTCAGTACACTGAAGGTCTAGTTGGTCACATTGTAAAAAATGTAAGCCCTGTTGTAAATGACAGTGCTTTTAGTTACTCTTCTGGAAGTGCTTATCATAGAAGCGTAGCACAGTCTGAGCTGACTTATGATAGATTACTTAGTGATCTTGAAGTAATTTTTGATCCGGCTCGTGGTGGTGCTTCTGATAAGCTAGTGCTTTGCTCATTACCAGTAATTACATTCTTTAACAAAATGGGTAAAGATGCCTTCTTAAGTAGTTCTTTAGCTTACAATGCTAACGAAGCCTTGGCTAACGATGATGTACCAAACCAATCTCCAATGCGTTATAACATGTCTGAAAGACAAGGTGCTTTCGGTCATAGCATTATGGTTATTGATACTATTCATGGAAGACTAAATCTAGTTAAAGAGCCTCTATTTAGAGGTCAAGCTTCTGGCTTTATGCTAATGGCTGATATGAGTCAACTAGCTTATAGACCTTTAATTGGTAATGGTATAAATCGTGATACACAAGTAATGACTAACGTACAGTCTGCTGATGAAGATCTAAGAAAAGACATGATCTTAACTGAAGCAGGTCTAGAAGTTACTCTAGCTGAGTCTCACGCATTATACAACCTAGAAGGAGTATAAGATGAGAAGTGATGTATTAAATGCAAACAGCGGTAGTTTTGCACTACCACCTAGTAAGGGTTTAATAAAAATAGAATCTAAGCTTGTTCCTTTTACGGCATCTTCAGCTAATATTGATTCTGGAGCTATGTCAGTTCCAGCTAATTCAATTATTACTAAGTTGACTGCTGTGGTTCATACTGCTTTAGCTCACGCATCAGGTAATATTGGTGTTAGTGTAGGTACAGCGGCTGGAGGTACACAGTTCACTGGTACTCTTGATGCAGATTGTCTTGAAGCATCTGCTACAGCTACTGCGGCTGGAATTGGGTCATCTACTGATGATGTTTTAACTGCGGCTTTAGGTGGTACAGCTATTCTAGGAACACTAGCGGCATCTTACAGATCTGCGGATACAGACGTTCATTTTAGAGCGGTATCTTCAGGTGGTAATTTTACTGCTGGAACTATGTGCTATATTATTGAGTATATAGAACTAGGTAATAACTAATCCGAATACATAAGGATAACAGTCTATAGTACTGTGGGGAGGTTCAATAAAAGTTCCTCCCCAAAACTATGAAAGAATTAATTATGAAAAAGAAATGTATA